CCCGTTCCCTTCGCAGGGCATGGCAACTAACTAAAGAGCGGTGTTAATCCATTAACATTGGATCAAAACGCAACTCGTTAACGGGTACAGATACCCGTGGCGGCCGTCTCGGCCGTCGTCTAATAACCCAATCCCCCTCGCGGGGGATTGAGTATGGTGCGTACGGAACGATATCCAGCAATCCATCTGGAATCGCTACTCCACCTCGTAGTCCCTCAAACTGCAGACCGTAAGATAGCCAATCTCCCAAAAGAAAAGGAGAAACAGGCTTCTGTCGGTTCGCAGAAGGACCATATCCGTTAAACAGGGTAGCACAGTACCGGACTCGTTCTGGCACTGCTAATGTCCTGCTCGCGCGGGTAAGGATTTTCCCACGCTTAAACTCCCGAGGAGCCCAGATACAACTATCAGGGTTACTAAGAGGGTCCCCATATATCCGAATGGACTTGGGTATCGTAGAAAGAACCAGCTTGAAAAAGGGTTCATAGCTACGCGCCGGAATCGGCGCTCTTATCGCTGTTAACTGTATTCTGTTCAATATATTGAACAGATCAGCACAGCAGCTCGGCAGTTTCTTCACGTATAGAGGCCGTACGTCGGTCCCGTGGATGAAATCTGCCCCACAACTCTCGCGGAACCATCCGCTTGAGAAGCTCTTAGTCGTGTTGATTTTAAAACCAAACAACACTAAACGAGCTATAACATCGTCATAGATGTCATAAGGGACAATGATATCATCACCATATACCCTCCACTGCATCCCTACGAGGCCGCGTTCCCGAAGAATGGAACGCACAACTGCTCCGTAGATTAAGGTTTGCAGTGAGAAGGTCAAAGCATTACCCATGGATGAGAACTTCTCAAGTGTATGAAAAGTGCCATCAGGCAACCGCACCTTCTTGGCGCGGTACCTTGACATTTGGGCGGTCCATTGCTTTGGAAATAACAGTGCCACAAGACCATATGGAATTCGGTCAGAAGCGGCACTTAGGTCGATAGTACATGGAGAACCACTAATGGGTCCCATGTTCGAACCCTTCCAAGCTAAGCACTGGTTAGGTGCTTGATTCGTCAAGTCAATACCCCATCTTTGGTGGAGAAGACGGCGTAAAACACCATCATATCCACTTTGGACAAGGTTGGCTAAACTCGGACCCACTTCGATCGTTCGCATCTCTGCGATCGACTTCGGGACGAATTCTATCACAGCATGGTCAAAGTATTCGACCTGAACAACATCGTGCGGTAGTTCACCAAGAGCAACACCCGTGGTGATTTCCCGCAAAAGCGTCTCTTTATACAACCAAGAGACTTCCTCCTCCATCCCATCATATGCGGACGGAGCCAGTAGTTTGTAAGCCACATCACCCTCATCAAAACGATGAGTAAGAGTGGCTCCAGGCCCAAATCGCATGAATCCAGCGATATCCTTCAGGTCAGGCGGAAACTCGGGAAGTACTCTCCGAATTTCGGACTTAACAGAATGGATCGCTAGGCTGAGCTCAGACTGCTGATGAGTAAGCGGATGCTGGAACAAATCCCAGCATTTCGCATTCATCTCTTTGCAATCTTGCTCAGCTTCCCGCCACTTTTCTAGGGCACGCACTTTACTCGAATCTTCGAATAAAGGCAGCTCTAACTTCTTCAAGAGGCAAGCAACCTGAGTGGCCATAAAATAGCCACTTGCATCACCCGCGTCCCGATTAAGGGTAGCAGAAACTTCATACGCGTTCACAAAGGCGGGGAGTTGCTCAAGCTTTTCTAGCCTGAGTGCTCCGACGCCAAAGAACGTATCAACCAACGCATTAACGCTTTGGACGAGTAAGTCCTTTGCTGCGTTCTGATTGATCCTCCAGGTTGTAGTAGGGCATTTCGCCCCACGGCCGGATTTGTGTTCTGACTTCATTCAAGATTTTCTCTGAAGAGAGGAAAAGAACCGTCCCGGTAATAATCACCGAGAGGAAGATGGCCCAAAGGGCCACGGCTATACTGACCAACAGCCGGCTACTAAATGGATAAGTTGTTGAAAAACCCATCTAGTTCACCGTCAAGGAGGAGCATTGCGTGCTTCTTACGAAGCAACGTAAAATCCGCTGTTGCTACGTCAGCCCGACGTGACACCGAAGTCGCAAAGATAATTGGCGAAGACGTGCCATCGTCGAAAGAATACATCTCAGAAGTTTTGAGTTCGTTCCTCGCAACCCCCGGAAATGTTTTCTGCCGTTTGGGATAAACCCGACGACCAGAGACTGTGCTGGGGAGCAACAGTGTACTAGCCGGATCCAGATACCGCATCCCATCCGGGGTAACGGAATCTAGAGTGTAGATGTAATCTACAGTATCGACGGTTACTGTAATCGTCGTACTTGCCATGGTGAAACTCCTTGTTAGGTGCGGAGCTATCGACGCAGCTGATTCAGTAACAAAGCAAGATCAACCACTTTGGGCCAATCAAGCTTAACTGAAGTCTGCAACGATGGCATGAAAGAGCTAGGAACAACACGTTCTTTCCACCTGAGCGTTTCGTGGCATACAACGTCATTAACTGGGCAATCCCAGCAAACATAGACGTTGGAGCCATTAGTCCACTCAAGTGGTCCGTCGATGTATATCCTTGTCTCTAAAGATAGGTTATATTCGACAACGGAGAAGCCCACACGTTCATCGGAGACTACAAAAGCTTGCAAAGCTTGCAAGCTGTCGCCGATGTTGATGAACCAGTCAACCACAAAACTGTAAGGGATTAACTCCCAAGCAGTTCCGAGGATGTCATAACCGCCAAACTGTAGAACCCGAAGGTCTATAGAATTGCGGTAATCAACGGTTTGACCACAGCGAATCTTTGCTGTAGCCTCACCTTTGACCTCCTTGACGATTTGACCTACAAGGGTTACCGGCATTAGCACTTGGAATGAACCAGGTGCGCTTGCAGGTATTGCCTTAGATACACGAAAGGTCTTGCGCACAGGACGAGGCGTTCTAATAGCCTCGCAGTGAGCAATAGTATCCAAGATGAATGGTCTCCAACCATATCGGGCTTCAAGCCATAGGCTACCCGCTAGGTCAAAGACCTTTGCCCTTGTCTGGGCATCACTCATCATACGACGAGTGACATTAAGGATCTTTCGTGCGTCACTTATAGGACGGAGAAGGAACTTTCCAGCCTTTGCTAGCATATTTCCTGTTTTACGGGATTCTGCTAGGGTAACCAAAGACTGTGTATCGCCTGATCCAACTTTCGCTGAAACAGCCGTCTGCAACTCATCGAAAACTGATGATAAATCGGTTGTGCTCGGTAATAAATAACCGAACGTATCCGTAAAATCATCAGCATTCCACACAGCGGCGTGCGTTAATAAACGCTCAGCCGTGTAGGCGTAGTTATAATTTGTACGATCAATTCCATTGTAATAGAAATGATGCGTCCAAGTTCCCGTTGTATGGGGCCCGCCTATGTATTCAACCCGAGTCATTGGGTTGGAGATGAGTTCCCCAGCATCCCGGCGACGATAAAAGTCGTCGACTTCGACATCGGTCATAATTGAACCGCTGACAAAGGATGCAGTGGAGTAAGCAGAAAGGTTAGACCTTATACGCAATTCCAAATCCTCGTTGGTTAATCCAATGATAGGCGCCCGCCTGAGCGGATCAGAGCCTAGCCTAGCTAGAAGTCCCCCTTCG